AGAAGCTACAGGTAATGATATCTCTAAGATGATTATTAACCTGCCTTACAAAGAACCTTCTCAAACACTTCTACAGATGCTTAATTTTGTAACCTCTACAGCACAGAAGTTTGCAGACAGCACAGAACAAGTTATAGCTGATGGTGTTAACTATGGTCCTGTAGGAACTACAATGGCATTACTAGAAGCCAGCAGTAAGTTCTTTAGTGCTATCCATAAGCGTTTGCATAAATCTCAGAAAGAAGAATTTAAACTCTTAGGAAGAATTAACTATGAGTATCTTCCTTCAGAGTCTATGTGTGATATTCCTAATGGTACATTAAAAATATATCGTGATGACTTCGATGGCAGGATTGATATTATTCCTGTGTCTGATCCTAATATACCTTCCTCTGCTCATCGCATGATGATGGCACAACTTGCACTACAACTCTCTCAGTCATCGCCTCCAGGCATGTTTGACATTGAAGAGCTAAATAAAACAATTCTTAATGCAGCGAATATTCCTAATCTAGATAAGATTATGCCAAGCAAACCAAAACCTGTTCCGCTTGATCCTGTAAGTGATATTGCTGCAGCAGTTAAAGGAATGCCTATCAGAGCATTTACTGGTCAAAACCATGATGCTCACATTCAAGTTAAAACTATATACCTACAAGACCCTGCTAATGGCGCTAATCCGTTAATGCAACGGATAGCTCCAATTTTAGAAGCAAATATGCAGGAACATCTTATGCTGAAATACCAGGAACAAATTACTGGTATAACAGAAGAGATGATTTCTACATATGGTAATGATGCAGAACAGCAGGGCATTGATCCTAATAATCCTGATCTTATTGAAGCAGTTATGGCTACTGCTGCTCAACAAGTTTTCCAAGCTAATCAAGCTGCCGCTATGCAACAACAGGCAATGTCTCCTGAAGCGCAGCTTGTTCAGATCGAAGCACAGAAGCTTGGTATTGAGCAGCAAAAAATTCAGGCACAGGCGGCTAAAGAAGTAGTTAACTCTACTAATAAGCAACGTGAGCTTGATCTTAAAGAACTACAGATTCAATTGGATATGTTTAAAGAGGGTGCTAACATCACAGCTAAAGCAGAGGATTCTGAACGTGACAGAGAATCTAAGAAGGCACTTGCAGCTATGGAAGCGCTGCTTGAATTAGCAGATACTGAAGCAAACATTGACAGAGACAAAACTCTTAAAGCAGCAGACATGTTAGGTAAGTTTATCTCTGATACTGATAAAGGATAGTGATGGAATTTTGGGACGAGTTAAATTTAAAGTATAAAGAAAAGATAGAGGAAACAAAAAAATCTCTTGCGTATGGAAACGCTTCTAGTTACGATGAGTATCGTCAAGCAGTAGGTCTGATAGAAGGTATTGAGTTTGCACAGGACTTACTAAAACATATAGTTAAACATCGAATATATGAGGAAGAAGATTAATGCAATCCGTACAACTAGAGAAGTCAATTAATAATTCAGACTGGGTAAATCCAGATAATAGTTTAATTGATGTAAATGATTTGCCAGGTATTCCTGGTTATCACGTTTTAGTTCAACCAGTAATAGTTAAAGAAAAAACTAAAGGTGGTATTATTATCCCTGAAAAATTACAGGATGATATAGCATACCTTACAACTGTAGGTAGAGTACTAAAACTAGGTGATCTAGCATATGGGGATGAAGATAAGTTTCCGCTAGGAAAATGGTGTGCCACAGGTGACTATGTTTGTTATGGAAAGTTTAGCGGACAAAAACTTGTATATAAAGGTCTTAAACTACTTCTCTTGTTTGATGACCAAATAATTATGAAAGTACAAAGTCCAGAATTACTAGACCCAACTTTTAATCTTTCAAATTAATTTGTGTATTTATATTTAATAATATAAAATATAGTAACGGCGTAGGATAAACCTTAATTCGTTAGGTTCGCCTCTAGCGGTATGTAAAGGAAAAAGAATGAGTGAGAATCAAGAAGAGTGGTCAACCATTAAGGTTGATGGTGTAGAAAAACAAGAAGCTGTTCAGTTTGAAGTAGAAGGTCAAGAAGCAAATGAAGAACCTGTTCAAGCTGTTGTAGAAGAAAAAGCTGAAAAAGTAGTAGCTGCACAGCCTGAAGAAGCTGAAGACAAAGAACAGCCTGTAAAAGAATTAGAAGGTATTGAGACTAAAGGCGCAGAGAAACGTATCCGCCAGTTAATTCGTCAACGTAAAGAACGTGATGAAAAACTAGAAAAAATGGAAGAGCGTCTTGGCACACTTCAACAACAACTAAATTATAAAGAAGAACAATTATCTACTTCTTTAAAAAGTTCTATAGATAATAGTGAGTCTCAATTAAATAATAATCTAGAAGCTGCTAAGAGTATCTATAAACAAGCTATAGAAAATAGTGACGTAGATGCTCAACTTATAGCACAAGAAAGTATTAGTAAAGCACACGCTGAACTTAGTCAGATAACTAATCAACGTACAGCATTAGAAAATTATACTACACAGACAGAGCAACAACAGGTAAGTCAGCCACAACAACAACCTACTAAATATGATCCAAAAGCTGTTGATTGGGCAGCTAAGAATGATTGGTTTGGTAAAGATCAAATAATGACTACCGCTGCTTTGTCTATAGATCAAGAACTAAAAGATGAAGGATACGATCCTTCTGATAATGATTTTTATGAGGAAATCGACAGTAGACTACACAGTCGTTATCCTCAAAGGTTTCAGGACACTTCTACCCAAGAATCTGAAACACCTCGTTTGCAGGATACGTCATCAAATTCTGCTCAAGTAGTAGCTGGTGCATCACGCACACCTAAAACCTCTAAGGGTAATAAAGTTAAACTAACACAAGAAGACGTTCGTTTAGCTAATAAGTGGGGGATATCACTTGAACAATATGCTGCTGAGAAGCTTAAAGTTGAAAAAGCTGAAGGCGACTACACAAGCATTTTTAACTAGGCGTGGAAGGAAAAATTACAATGACACGAGATACAAACTCACGTAGTACAAGCACAAGGGAAGCTAAACCTCGTAGGACTTTTGAAGAACCTAACTGGTTAGATATTCCACCAACTGCTATAGAACGATTCAAGAACGAAGGCATGTCTTTGCGCTGGATTCGTATGACTATTAAAGGTAATGACGATATTCAAAATATGAGTAAGCGTCAGGCAGAAGGTTGGGAAATAGTTCAATCCGAGGAAGTTCCCGAAATGTTACACTCCTCTGTCGTGAGAGAGGAAGGACGATATTCAGGAGCAGTCTGTCGTGGAGACTTGGCTTTGGCAAAAATGCCATCTGACCTAGCTGAATCCCGTCAAGAATTTTATGAGCAAAAAAGTANGGAAGCGGTAGGCGCTGTGAACGCACAATTAATGCGTAACTCAGATTCACGTATGCCAATTTCAAANNCTAGTCGCTCAAGGGTAACTACAGGAAAGCAACCCTCTTTTCAAGAGTAACTTTTCTGTTTGTCATCGTAACTTTAAAACAAGGAAAGGAATAGTGTAATGACTGATACAAAAGCACTAAACGGCCTTAGTCCTTCTCGCAAACGTGGAGGTGCCTCAAACAGTACCGCTACGAATACATATCCCATTGCAAGTGGTTTCGGAACCAATATTTTCAGTGGTGATATTGTTTGTAATGCAGCAGGAAACGTGGTCGTTTTAAGCGTCTCAACTCAAAAAGCTATAGGTGTTTTTCAGGGTTGTAAATATACCGCTAATGGTGAAGTAAAGTATGCCAACTATTGGCCTAGTGGGACATCGTCTGATGATGCGGTAGCATTTGTCGTTGATGATCCACAAGCTACCTTTATAGTTCAAGCTGATGCTTCTGTCACCGCTGGTGATATTATGTCACAGAGCTTTAGTTGCACAATAGGTGCAGGTTCTACAGCAACTGGTCGTTCAGGCTTCGGAATTGCCGCTGCTTCTCGAACTACTACTACAGGTGGTATGCTTCGTGCTATCTCTGTATTAGATGAGCCAGGAAATGATATTACTGTTGGTGCAGATCGTGCTTTTCCAAAACTGGAAGTTCGTATCGTTCGTCACGTAGATGCTTACATCTCCGCTGACTCATCGGCTAACTAAGAAAGGGAGTAATGAAAAATGGCTATTAATCGCTCTAGTATTGCGAAAGAACTGCTCCCTGGTTTAAATGCTGTATTTGGTATTGAATACACGGATGTGGACAATGAACATGCTTCACTCTTTGATATTGAACAATCAGATCGTGCATTTGAGGAAGAAGTTCTATTTACCGGCTTTGGCACAGCACCTGTTAAAAGTGAAGGCGCTGCTGTTCAGTTTGATGATGCACAAGAAGGCTATGCTTCTCGTTACAGTCACGAGACTATAGCTCTTGCTTTTGCAGTAACTGAAGAAGCTATGGAAGATAATCTTTATGACACTTTTGCTAAACTACGTGCGCGTGGTCTTGCCCGTGCAATGGCTAACACTAAACAAGTTAAAGCTGCTGATGTTTTCAACAACGGCTTTGCGGCGGGAAGTCCTGGTGGGGACGGACAGCCTTTCTTCAGTGCTAGTCATCCAGTAGTTGGTGGTGGTGTTCAATCCAACACTCTTGGTGCTACTGATCTTTCAGAAGCGTCTCTTGAGTCTGCGTTGATCACTATCTCAAAAGCAACAGATGATCGTGGTATTCTTATTGGTTTACAGGTTGAGTCGCTTCATGTGCCTTCGGACCTTGCCTTTACGGCAGACCAAATTTTGAATAGCACGATGTCAACGACAATTGGGGTTAACCCAACGACTGCTGCAAACGGTGCAACGAATGTCAATGACATTAACAGCGTCCGTAATCAGGGTCTAGTTCCTGGTGGCTTTTATGTAAACCGTAGGTTCCAAGATGGAAATGCTTGGTATCTGCGTACTGATTGCCCGAACGGAGCTAAAATGTTTGTACGTTCGCCTCTTCAAACTAAGATGGAACCTGATTTCGATACAGGCAATCTTAGGTTTAAAGCACGTGAGCGTTACAGCTTCGGCTTTTCTGATTGGCGTAGCTATTATGGTGCTTCTGGTTCGTCCTAAGAGCAGCGTAAATTAGGCTAATATAGACTAAATTAAGTAAGGGTGGAGAGAAAGACATAAACTTCTTTTTCTTCACCCTTTGCTTTTGTAATTACTGGTCTTGTTATATAATACAAATAATTAAATTCTATTTATGCAAAGGAACAAAACATGGCAACTACTATTCGACAGGGATTTATAACTGGGAGTGGGGCGGCTCTTGATACTGTAACGAGTGTTCCTCTTACAGATACTCGTATTCGTTCCGTATTTGCTACAGGTGTTGGTCAGTTTCTTATTACTGGAACTTCTACTGATGCAAGAGGCACAGTTAAAGGAAACAATATTCGATTTGTAAATACTACAGCATGTGATGCAAATGAGGTTTACTTTTCTGATTTAGGTGTTGCAATGAAAGGAGCGGTTATGGTTTCTGCTCCATCTTCGACAGCAACAATAGCAGTGTTCTATGGTTAATTATACTTATTTGGTAAACGATATTATTCAAGCATCTGAGAATGAAGGAACAGAGTTTGTTAACTATATTCCTAATATGGTCAATCGTGCTGAAGAGCGTTTAACAAAAGACTTAGATGACTATGGTTTAGTTTCTTATACTTCTGTTGCTGTTTCTTCTGGGAATAATATTCTTACTTTACCTACAGGAACAAGAATAGTTAAGAATATTAATATTGTAAGTAACTCTACAAAAATTAATTTGTTGCAAAGAACAGATGAATATATTAATGACTACTGGCCTGTAAGCGCATCGACTGATGAACCAAGATATTACGCTCCTCGTAATAATTCTACAGTTTTGATTGCGCCTACTCCTGCTTCTACTTAC